TCGCCCGTATCCGCCGTAACGAGCGCCTGCAGATGCGCTATCGTGATCGCCATTTCACCTCTTCGTCTGCTGTTCCATCCTGATTTTTTCCGCCTCCGCCTCTGCACTCTCCGCCACCAATGCCCATTGCGTCCATACCATCGACTCGTGCATCAATTCCCACGGTGGCACGCCCAAATACCTCGCCGCCCGCATTATCGGGTACCACTCAGGGACCTCCCCGATTTGCCCTTCGGTCGCGAGCCACCGCCTAAGTTTTTTCGGTCTGCTTCTCCCGTGATATCCTCGCCGATCGCCGTGATCGCCGCCCCCAATAACACACTCGGCAGATCCATCAGATTGTCCATCGTCGGTTCGATCTCGTTGCCCTCCTCATCCAGCACCTCCCATGATATCAGCACCCCCGCCAACAGTTCCGCCATCCCCGCGCTCGGTCGGTTCCGTTCCAAAGCACTCTGCAGTTCGCTCTCTACCCGCGGCGTATACGCGCTTGGTCGATATGCCAACATCGCCTTCTCCTCACCCACCTGCATCTCCACAATCCGTTCATCCCGATAATAATCACCCAATCGTATGCTCACACAAATCCTCCTCCATAAATAATCCCCTCATTACAAAGCACTCAAATCATTGATCAGCTCGATCGCCGTTGCCTTCCCCCAAGTGCTGTCATGCACACCCGTCAGCGTCCACTCAATCGCAAACACACCCTCCTCATCGCTGAACGGACTAACCGCACTCACCTTGCACGCCGTGTCGATCTGCAAAGCATAATCATATTCACCCTCGATCGTGTCGCCTGTCGCCTCGATCCGCAAATATGTACTCGACCCTGCCCGCATATTCGTCAGCAAATCCATCCCCTCATCATCCGCCTCCATCTTTAATTTAATCTCCAAGTTCGGCTCTGTCTCCACTGTTGCCGCAAATCCCGTCGAAGCTGCCGTTGCCAATGGGAATATCGTCCCAAACCTGTCTCGCAGCTCCCAGCTGACCGTCAATACCCGCTCCAAAGCCGTAGCCTCATCCAATCCCGCCTGCGTGTCCGCCAAATATACATCCACTTGTGTCGGGATGATCGGTTCCAAATCGATCGTTGTTGGCGCCGCACCCGTAGTCGTTTGTGTTACGGTCACATCCCCGACATTGAACGTGTCCTCCGCCGTGATCGCAGATACATTGGTCTGCAAATACTGCCCTCTAAATTCGACTGCAATCGCTGTCCCCGGAAATGGTCCCCCCGTACACACCACATCGCCCTCATCGATATCATCCAAAGTCTCCAATGCCGCCTCCACGTCTGCAGCCGTGGCATCATACGAAATATTATCCGTCTGATCCTCCTCAAAGGTCAGCTTGAAATTACCGCTCTCCGGCGTCCCACCCGTCACAGATAGCGTCTGCACCTCATTCGTGCTCAGCTGCACATCGTCTTCCAGCGCTTTCCCAATCATCTCACCGCTGATCTCGATCCCGTTCCTCGAAAAATCCAATCGCAATCCCGTCACCATGCCGTACGTGAATCGATGCGCCCGCAGCCCTGAACCTTGCTCCACCGTAAAAGTCTTCACGGTATCCTCCGCATCCGTATCCGGCTCGAATTCCCACTTATACGCCGCTGTCGCACCCTGCTGCGTTGGCGCCGCATAGCTCACCACCGAACTCAGCGGATATACCAACTCGGTATAAGTCGCCAAACCCGATAATGGCGCCACCACCCATTCCTTCCCAGGCACTACCAACGACCGAAATTTGTTCCCAATCGCCCGAAACGGCAGCATCTCTGCATTCACCGCTGGCTCAATGCTCAACGCAGTCAATTTCTTCAATGCCGCAACCGCTGTCCCAGGCGTAGTCTCCACGCCCACTTGGATCGTCTGAAAAATACTCGCTCTTTCCGTCATCACATCACCTCCATCATCATTCCTTTTTTAATCGCATTAATCCTGTCTCATGTATCCTGCGCCATGATCCGATATATGCCTCCCAAATGCCTCACCTGCACCGTATCCACCAACTCCAGCATACTATACGCCCTCTCTCGCACACATCCCACCACCCTGCCATCCGTCACGCTCCCACTCTCTGCATGTAATAACACATCCACCCGATCTGCAATCGTCTTCAACGTCGAGTAACTCTCCATCCGATTGATCGCCTTGATCACATACACACTGTCCGACCATATCCTAACAGGACCAACCCCCATCAAATCGCTCCCCGTCTGATATTGGAAGATGATCAACGGATAAGTCGCATTCACAGGCGCCACATAACTATAAATCCTGCTCCCTACCAATCCAGTCAAAGTCGCATCCGTGCTCAACACCCCATATAACCAGCGCTCGATCGTTGTCGTTTCCATCAGCTAAACAACCCCATCGAATATCCTCCTCATACGCTGATCGAACAAACGCCGCTCCTTCTCCGCAGCCGGTCCCATAAATGGTCTCGCTGCTCTCCTCGTGCCTCCCAACTCCAAAACCTCCGCATACTCCATATTCGTGAACGTCACCGCTGTCAATTCACTCTGCATCTCAGTCTGAATCGAATTCACCAGCATCCCATAATCGATCGCTGGCGCCTCACCAGGAGCAGATGCCTGATGCTCGATCCCGCCTCCCCGATAATATATCCGACCCGTCTTCGGCTCCTGCATCGACTCCCGACATTCCCTGCCGATCTCCAACGCAGTCGATTTCACAACCTTGCTCGCCTCCCGTTTCATCCCCTCCGTCAGCTTTGGTATCTTATTGAATATCAACTTCGCAACAATCATTATTCCAACTCCATGCCAACCACACGCTTTCCGACCTCCCAGCCCTCCTCCAAAACCGCCAAAACCTCGTACGTACTCCCACTGATAACCACACGATCCCCAATCGCAACACTCGTCCCATAAGGCAGACTGATCTTCCGCAGCGTCCGCCCCGTCACCCGCTCACCCAGCTTCTCCACCACCTCCTGCTGACTGAACAAATCCACCCGGCAGCTAACCGTCGCCACAGTCGCATCACTCACCGTAAAACCACCCATGTTATCAGTCGTCCTTGCCCCCCGCTTCACCGTCGCACTCCCAGGCAGCGCCTCCTCCCACACCGCCCGCATCCTGCTCAACTCACCCGCCGTAACATTCCTCATCATCCCTCCTCCTCAATCACATCCCCATCCACATCCCCCCGCTCCATCGCCACAAAAAACCTCGCATCATCCTCATCAAAACCAAACACCTTCATCGCCAGCTCAACCGCCGCTTTTCTCGGTAAATCAACCCATCCTATTTTTCTCCTTTCCAATGAAAGCAGCATAGTTGATAATTCTTTTGATAATCCAAAGGTTTCCATCGCATATCTAATCGCCTCATCATCCGGCATCTCCGCCATTTTTATTTCAGCCATTTCATCGCCTCCAGAACCCCATCAATTGCCTTCTCAATCTCCAAAAAATCAGCATCACTCCACTGCGTTGGTATACCGTACTTTTGCTTTTGCTTTCCATATAGTTCTTTCAACATACTTGGATTATTCGACTTCTTAGCAATATATTGAGCATAACTCCTCGCCCATAACTCTTGATTATCCAGATAATAACTTATTGAATTATTAGCAACTGGATGTGATATAAGAACATTATTTTCAACCATTGTCAACATCCCAGTCTTCTGTATCTCCTTCAAAGTTTTATATGCCTCACTTTTCTCCATCGCCTTCGCCCAATTATATAAAGGCGACTCTTTTCCAAGATCAAATGTAGCCCATTTCCCGCCTCCCATTCCTTGATAATCGATAAAATGACCTATCTCATGCGCTGTCGTCATCATTGGAGCATTTGATTTTATTGAAACCTTTATTTCTTTTGCTCCTTTTTTGCCATATACAAATTGACCTAGCGTCCGTTCCCCATAACTCTGCTTAATCGGGATCTTCGGCAGCCCAGAAACCCCATGCACATCCTCAATAATATCAATCATCTCATTAATCTGCTTCCCCAACCTCCCCTTCACGGTCACATCCAAAGCATCGCCCAACCTCTCAGCCATTCCCCCTCCCTCAACAGCGTCCACCACCTTCTCCACCCCCAAATCCTTCAAACTCGCCCTCACCACATGCGTCCCCCACTCATCCGACTGCACCTTCTTCGCCAAACCTCCAAAATCAATCCTCCCCCCCTTCCACGCCTCAAACATCTCATCCCCCATCATCTTCCGTTGCGTCTCCTCATCCAACGACTCAAAAAACGCCTTCCCCCCCTGCATCTCAGGCTTCTCCAAACCAATAATCGCTGGCTGCTTAAAACACCTCCCATTCGGATGATCATTCAAATCCTCATCCAAATCATGCACCGAGCCATCATCCATCGCCAAACACGCCATACACGTCCTCGATTGCTTCGCACAGCGCCAATACCAGCCCTCCACCACCCCGCTTTCCTTCATCTGCTCCGTACTCGCCCTTCGATACGCCCTGATCTGCTCAGTCCTCGCCACCACCAGCGCACGCTGCAAATTCCCCGCCATCTTATCCGCCATCAACCTGGCAGACTTCCTCGCATGCACACCCTTCGCAATCGACTCAATCAAAATATCCGTCAAATCCTCCACCGTATCCGCATAACTCTCGAACAGCAGCTCATACAGCGGCATCCCATTACTCGCATAACCCATCATCATCTCAACCGCTTCCACAGGCAGCCGATTGAAAGCCCCAATTACACTCCCCGCATCCAAATAACTCGCCTCAATCAACTTCTGCGCATCCTTCACCCCCATACTTGCTAAATCCATTTGCCTTCGCTCAATCAAATCCGCAGACCACAACTGATACTTATGCGTCTCCACCATCGTCTGACCCAACAGCGACTTATACCTCTCCATCTGATACAGCTTCGACGCACTCACCGTCTCACCCAAACGCACCTTCTCCTCCACCTCCCGCGCCAACGACAAATAATCCCCCCACAAACGCTTCTCCACCCCATACCAGCGCTTCGCCATCCGCGCCATCTGCTCCCCCTCCTGCGCCAAAATCCGCTCCCGATACTCCCTCAACAGCCTCTCAACCCTCGAAATCAAACCAACCTACCTCACCCACACCCATCACTGTCATTCTGAGTGCCAGATGCTCTTCCTGGCACAAAGAATCTAGCTCCATTCGCGGTTCCCCTCCGTGTCATTCCGTGTCCATCCGCGCCTAATCCCGTCCACAAAGTCCACAACGTCCACCTAGTTCACACCATTCCGTGCCATTCCGTGGCTAATCATCCACCTCCTCCTCCCCCTGCATCAGCGGCTCCGGTCGCTGCGTAATCGTCTTCACCGCTCGCCTCGACAAAAAATAGCGCGCCTGCCTCATCGTCTGATCATACGCCTGCGACCTCGTAAACTTCCCCCCATCCGCATCAAAATCGAAATCCTGCGCCAACTCAGCCGCCTTCTCCTGCCAAATCGCCGCCGCCGCCGCATTCAGACAATAAGTGGCATCCCAATCCGGGTTCTCCTCCAAAGTCCCCGGATCGGTTTCACTCTCAATAGTTGGATTCTCACCGCGCGCATCCTCCAATGGATAACGTTCGATATACGCTGCCAGATCATCATCGTCATAAGTCGTATCATCTGGCTCGCCAATCATCCTGCGCAGGCGCGCTACCTGTTCATCCGTTGCTGTCATGACTACTGCCGGATATACTCGATATAATACTTACCTACCAAACCAGCCGCAGTCGCCGATGGTGTTACAGTCACATACTCATCCGATCCCCACTCGACCACCGTCTGAGCTACCGCAGCATCAATGCACTGCTCGATATTATCAAAGATCGCAGCCGCCGAACCGATATCCACCCCATCCAGCAGCTCATCATTGCTAGTCAACGTTGCCGCTACACCCGCATCAGCATTAGCCGCGCCAGTCGCCTCAGTCGTGATATTTAGAATAAACCGTGTGATCAGCAAATCCACACCTTCCGGATTTGCCAGATTCAGCATATCTCCGCCAGCCGTAGTCGTCGCAGCGGTCAAACTTCCATACAAACAACCCTTACCTTCACTCATTCTAAACCTCCATCAAAATATTGTCATTGCGAGACCTGCACGCTCTTCGCTTCCTCTACCTGTCATTGCGAGACCTGCACACTCTTCGCTTCCTCTACCTGTCATTGCGAGACCTGCACACTCTTCGCTTCCTCTACCTGTCATTGCGAGACCTGCACGCTCTTCGCCTCCTCTACCTGTCATTGCGAGACCTGCACGCTCTTCCGCAGGTCGAAGCAATCTCATTCCGTGTCATTCCGTGGTTAAACCTCTTCCACTCACGTCACCATCTCAACAGCCACACCAGACAAATCCGCCCCAGTCACCGCATCCATATTCCCCATCAACACACCCCGATCATTCGCATCCCAAACCGCAGCGCCGTACCCCATGCAGTCCTTCAGGAATATCCGCGCCGGTCGATTAGCTGCAATCGCTGGAATAGCAAAACCTGCTGTCATTTCATAGTTCGCCTTATTCGTATTCGTGAAAATGCAGTCTTTGAAAATCGTATATCGATCGATCCCCGTCGAATCAGCCACTTCAACCCAGATCGCACCCGCATTCCCAGCATACATCGAGATATGACAATCCTCAAAGACATTCCGTTGTGCCGCTCCGTCAAAAAGGATCCCCGCCATACCTGTCGCAGCCGCAATCGTATCCACTCCAATCGTGCAGTGTCTGAACAAGTTCTCCTCCGCCCCATCCAACTTCAAACTCGCACCACCATTGATTGCCATCGCTGCATGCCCCCCACCAGCGAAATGCACATTTTCGAAGTAGTTCCTCCCCCCCGTCACCGAAACATTGATTAAACTCGTCGCATCATCTACGCCCTGGAAGATGTAAAAGTCTCTGAAAATACAGCCACTTGCCGAGATCGTCAGCAGCGGAGAAGCCCCCTCCAAAGTTGATAGCTGAAATATCCTCGCTCGCTGTGCCGCGTGCGTCTGCGCACACATCCCCACCAAATGCGTGTAATTCTTTGACCAAGTCAGTGCAGCGCTCAACGTATTGCCGCTCGATCCCGCTAACACTAAAACAACATCATGCTGGTTGGCTGTACATTTTGCGTAAGCAGCCGCAATCGTAGCCAGCGGTTTTTTATAACTCGTCCCAGGATTGCTGTCCGAGCCATTAGCCGCATCCACAATATAGACATTTGAGCTCGGTCCCCTGGGTATCCCCGTCAGAACCAAATACTCATCAATCGCTCTCGGAAATAAACTCATCTCATACCTCCTTATGCACTTAAATAAGCGAACGGGAACCGACTAGCCTCTGTCTCCTGCATCCGATTGATCGGATTCGGCAGCGCAAAGCCCAAACGCATCACCGCTCTCAAAGCGATCATGTCCTGCTGTGCCAGGTTATAGACAATATTTCCGCCCGCATCCTGGATCACTGCCTCGGTCAATACCTTATAGGTAATATCCTGACGCATCGCATACACCAGCTGACTCCATTGTCCGCTGATCGCGTAATACGTCGCACTGATCGCACCATTCGTTGGGAATAAACACGGCGCGCCATCTAACTGATATTGATTCGTCCCTTGCATAGATGACGTGAACAATGGCACCCCGTCCGATGACCTCAGATTGCGCAGCATCGCCTTGAAACTGGTATGACAAATCGATCCAGTCACCATAAAACCATCCGCTTCAATTAATGCAAACAACCCATCCGCATTCCCATCGCCGCTCTCGCCTAAGATCGCCTCATACACATCCGTGAAACCCGCCAAACTTACATCCTGACTCGCAGAAGCAATCCCCGCAATCAATCCAGCCGCTCCTAGATTGGTTGTCCAACTCGCTGGAATATTCGTCCCATACAGAACCGCCTGATCGATCGCAATCCCAAACGCCTCTTCAATCTGTGGTCTCACCTCTCCCCAGATATCAAAATCAGCGTCATCCAACACCGCTTCCGGAATCGGCACAATCACCGCCAACTCCTCCGCATTAATGTATTTGCTCTCCCAATTCACTTCAGTTGTTTGCTTCAACGAAGTGTCTCCAGTTACGAAATATGCTGTCGCCAAAGCGCTCATCACGGGCATATTCTTCTGTGCCCGACTCATATTCGGCAACCGTCTTGCTAACTGCATCACAGCCGATTGCTGTGGAACATGCGCAATAATCTCCTTCGAAACCTCATCTGGAATCAGCGCATCTGCATCCGTTCTCGAAATTATGCTGTTGTATGGCATATCAAACCTCCATTATTAAAAATTTTCTTTATCATCATCTTGTCATTGCGAGACCTGCACGCTCTTCCGCAGGTCGAAGCAATCTCATTCGTGGTCTCTTCTCGTCCACTCAGTCCACTCCGTCCATATCATCTGCGTCCATCTGCGTCATCTGCGGATGGAAGAGATCACTGTTCGTAATGTAAGAAACTAAAATTATGTTTCTTAGTAGACCTGCACACTCTTCGCTTCCTCTACCTGTCATTGCGAGACCTGCACGCTCTTCCGCAGGTCGAAGCAATCTCATTCGTGGGGTTAATCTCAATCCGCGCCTCCCCTCCCCGCAGACCTCCGAATAAACTCATTCATCCCCGACCTCGCAGGCACCCCATCACCTCGACCCTCCCCAGCATTCCCAGGCACCACCACGCTCCTGAACAACTCCGGATACCTCTCCTTCATCACCTCGAAATCCACCTCACCCCTCTTATCAAACAGCCCATCATGCACCGACGTATAGTATGCCAACTTCAAATTCCGCACACCCGCCGCATGAGCAGCCTCATAAAAACCCGCCTTCCGGTCAATTTCTCCCAACTCATCCGCCAACGCTCCCAGCTTCTCCTCCGCCTCAGACCCCTTCTCAAGATCAGAAGCCAATTTGCGGACTTCCTTCTCCAACTTTTTGCGGTTCTCCCGCTCACTCACCAATGCTGATTTCAGCCCCTGGATATGCTCATCGAACATCCCCTTCACATCATCTCCCTGATCGCTCATCCACTCCTCGAAAACCAACCCCTCCTCCACTTTCTCGTTCGTATTCTCCGATCCACCTTCACTCTCTTCAGGCATCTCAAACTCCTTTCATTGATTATTCATCAGCCTCTCGCTGATTATTCTTCCTCACCACCATCAAAACTTCGTAAACTATTCATCAAACTGTTCGCCAGATTCTCCTTAGCAAACGCTCGATCCTCCTCTAAATCCATCTCCAACTGATTGATCTCCTGCATCGTCCAACCCATCCTTCTCGCTGCCGATTTCAACGGGATCCCCGCACTCACCATCATCTGAATCGACTGCGCCTCCGTGAACGGCTGCACACTCTCAGGTTGCTCAAAAACCGGTTCAATCTCATTCACATCAACCGCCACACCCTCCACCTTCAGCATAAAACGCGCCACATCTCGCCACACCGGTATGAAACGATCGATCCGATCCTGCGCCTTCTTGTTCAAAGGCGCCTCCATCGCAATCAAAGCCTCCCCCGATAAATTGCTCCCAATTGAAAAGAAATAATGCTTCGGCGTCCTCGTAATACTGCTCACACTCATCGAAAGATTATCAATCGCATCCAAATAATTCTTCAACGGTGTAGCATCAAATTGACCCGCTTGCGTCTGCTGACTCATCCCATCGCCCGCCGGTAAATCCCAAATCTCATTCGGCGCATTCTTCAACTTCCCCTGGATTTCACTGTTGCTGATAATATAGCGCTGCTTGAATGCCCCATACTCCGCCGCCACCATCATATCCGCCAAAAGTTTATTGATCCCATTCTGCACCGGTACCACCGATTTCAAATCCGATTTCACCTTCCGCCCACTCGTCCTGAAATGGAACACCGGCACCTCACCAAACGGATTCTCCATGTCAGCACCCATCGATTTGAAACTCTTTACAGTAAGCGTCTCCTCCTCCACCTTCTTTTGCGTGCTGTAATATGCCAAACGATCCCCATAATACAGCGTCATCCGCACAACCCCATCTTCTTGCTTCCACCACTTCGCCGCAAATTCAACCTCACGTGGATTTTCCGTCTGATAAAACACATGACATAATCTTGGATCAGTGAAATAAGCCTGCGCCAAGCCCTCCCCATCTTGCCAAACGACCACAAAACTTTCTCCAGTGATCAAAGCGCTCTCATGTACATCATCACTCTCCAGCTTCAACCTCGAACGTTCCCAAAGACTATCCCACCTCGCTTGCATACTCTCCTGCATTTGGATATATTCCAGGTTGATTCGGTCCTTCGTACTGTCTATCACCACCGTGCACCAATTCTCCGTAAATACCGCATCAATTCCCTTGAAAATCTCCTCCAATCGTTTCGCAGTATATAGAACCGGCTGATCCCCATCATAATAATCAAAATAGCGGTTATACGTTGCCAGCTTCCCTTTTAATGCAGCAAATGCCCGTTCTAAATCACTCATCCTTGATAACTCCTCACATCCTTACGAGACCTGCCGTGCAGTTTGCTGAATCCAAAACTCGCCGCATCCACCTGATCGTCATACTTCGCCTTCGGAAATGAAATATGCTCCTCGATAAATGCCTCGTTCCAGCCTCCCCGTACCAGCCTCGCCTGTCCTCCCTCCACAGCCGTGGACCACGGTCCCGCTCGCACCTCCTTATCACCGCTCATCGTCTGAAAATGCGCCGAAAATCCATGCTTCGCCAGCATCCGATTAGTCGCCTGCGCCGCGGTCAATCCCGCATCGCCCGGATCCTGCTGGTGCCAAGTCACCGTCCCCACACCCCTCAGCTGCCCATCCATCCTCGCACATTTCAATATCTCCTCCTCCCTCGTCATCGGCGTATATTGTCCCCTCGACACATGCTCCACATAAACAACCTCATCCACCGTCATGCTCATCCGCACCCCCACCGCATAATCACCCCCCGTTCCGCTTTTCGTCCCCGCCTTATCCCAAGCACGCACCCTGCTCACAATCTCCTCCGCTTTCGCTGGCGCCTCCACAATCGCAAAATTCTCACGCTGAAAATAACCCCCTGCCCTGCTGTAAGGCGTCTGCTGATACAAAGCCGCAAAATCATACGCTCCCAAATTCGCTTTAATCCGCTCCAAATCCTCCGCACTGTATTTCTCGTGCCACAAAGCCTCCCCCTCTTCCCTTATTAATGGGTCCTCTGCATCCACCCACACCCCCTCCAGCATTTGATCACGCTGATATTCCGCAAACGTCTTCCCCTCCGGCACAGTTGGCTTCTCCCAAATCGCAGGCAGACACACCACAACCCACTGATCAGCTTTCGGGTCGCTTGCCATCATCTTCAGCAGCCTCCCCGCCCAATCATCACCATGCCACCTCGTCAGCATACCCACCACCGCCGCATAATCTTCCAATCGTGTATAAGCCGAACTCGTCCACCAATCCCAAACCCGCTCTCGATGCGAATCACTCTCCGCCTCCTCCCGATTCTTGAAGGGATCATCCACAATAAATAAATTTGCGCCCGATCCAGTAATACCGCCTCCCACACCAGCAGCCATCAATCCACCTCGATGCGGAGCAGCCAAATCCCAGCCCTGCACCGATCGGCTGTCAGTCGAGAGCCCAACCGGCTGATTGACAGAACTCAACTCGCCAAAAACAGCTCTATACTCCTCCGAATCGATAATATCCCTCGTCGCCCTGGAGAACTTCGTCGCCAGATCAGAATTATAAGAAGTCACAATCACCCTCGTATCAGGCATCCGACCCATCACCCACGCTGGAAAATGCCTGCTCGCCTGCTCACTCTTACCGTGCCTCGGTGGTTCCAAGATCAATAACCTTCCAATCCCATTCTGCCCCCTGGTGCGAATATACGTCTCAACCAACTCCAAATAATCACCCACCAGCACATGATGTTTTGACGCTCGATAATACGGTGCAATATACTCACTGAAATCCACCAAATGACGCCGCGCCAACTCCCGCCTCGCCAATTCATGTTTCGCACTCGTCTTCGTTAACTCCACCGCCATCACACCCATAAAAATTCGTGTCCATTCGTGCTATTCGTGGTTAAACCCTCCGTCCCGTCCACAAAGTCCATATCATCCGCGTCCATCTGCGTCATCTGCGGATCACCCATCTTGTCATTGCGAGACCTGCACGCTCTTCCGCAGGTCGAAGCAATCTCATTCGTGGTCTCTTCTCGTCCACTCAGTCCACTCCGTCCATATCATGCGGATCACCCAATTCGTGTTCATTCATGCTATTCGTGGATCCCCCATCCTCCCCCGTCACCCACTTCCTCAGCTCCGCCTCCGACATAGACCCTACCACATCCTCATCCATAGCCTTCCCCAAGCCCAACTGACTCTTCGGAATATAATCGCCCACCATCTCAAGGAACAACTTCCGGTCATTGAACGCCTTATAATCCCTCGTCTTCGCCATCTCCACCAGCGCCTCAATCACATCCCGCCGATGCTCCAACAGCGGCAAAGCCTGCATCATCGAAATCGTCGCATCGATCGTCGGATACTTCTTCCGCCAGTTGTAAATCGATCTGGGTGATTGCAGACCCAAAACCTTCGTCGCCAACTCCTGCAGCGTCTTCGGATATCGGTCCTCCTTCGGAGATGCCGCCCAAGCGATATAAGACGCAACACGCCATGGCCAACCTTCTTCTCTTAACCGCAGATATTCAACATACCATTCCCTCTCACCCAACGGTTTCGGATCAACCTCGAAAGCCTTTCTTGCTGCCTCGCTGATCAAGCGCGCTTCCTCATGCGTGATTGCTCGATCTTCCGCATCCTCCGCACTCTCGTCCAACTCGAAATTGAAACTGAGTTGACCTAATCGCGCCCGTTCTAAATCCTCTCGTACACTCATGGGAATACCAATTGCACCTGACCCGTGATTAAGCCCCACACCAACCCCAACACCGATAACATTAACGCACTCGCCAAATAAACCATAATCTTATTCGCAGTGATCAGCGGTCTCATCACATCTCGAATTTCCTGGATATCCCTCTCCATTAACTCACGTCTCGGCTGACATTCATCCAACCTGCGATGCGCCGCATGTGACTCCTGACCAATCTTAATCCGTTCAACCACAGCCAACTGCAGCCGTTCTTCATTCTTGTCCAACAAACGTTTAATATCCCCGATATCCTTTTGCATAATCGTCATCCGCTCTAAAATAACCTCAATACTCGGTTCACTCATATACCCATCGCCGCCTCCCCCCCGCGTCCATTCGCGTCCATTCGCGTCCATTCGCGGTTCCCCTCCGTGCCATTCCGTGTACTTCCGTGGCAATCTCCTCCACTATCCACTAAATGACTTCCCGATCAGCGGCACATTCTTAATCGCAATATAACTGAGCTTTGAGCCCAACATCTGCACAACATACGCAAATACAACCATCATCACATTCACAAAATCACCCAACTGCGCATCCAGCACCGCCACATCAGCCTCTGGCGCAAACACCTTCAAACCCAACAAACCTGCCAACCCCAGCAAATTCAACCCCGCCACCCAATTCTGAGCCTGACCATCCTTCACAACATTCAGCGTTTTCAGCGCATTCACAACGAATGTCACCAAAGCCGCATAACCAACCAATCCACTAAATTGAACCAACAACTCATCCATCTTCATACTCCTTTTTTTTATATTAAGAATCAAAAAACCGGCAGTCACTAAGACCGCCGGTTGCTCAATTCGGCTCACGATCCAGACCCTCTGGACCTGCAATTATAATATTGGCTTCGTACGAACAAGGCGGGGGGCTAAAGGGGTGCAACCCTGCCCGTACTCAGCCCATACCCCAACCATACCATAAATCCCCCAAACTTGCAACAATTCCCCCCCTTTCCGAGCCCTTCCGTGTTCATCCGTGGCTCCATTCGCGTCCATTCGCACCATTCGCGGTTACTCCCTTCGCGTCCATTCGCACCATTCACGGTTAATCCCTCCGCTCCCATCATCCCGCTCTAGCCTGCATCCTCCGTAGGCGCCCCCTTTGCTTATGATTTCTTTTTCGGTCTTCCTCCCTTACGTCCATTTTCTTGTGCAGCTTTAGTTTTTGCATCTGATTTAATGGCTCCGAGGATGGATGCAGCAATAGATTTATCAAAGTCCATCAGTTTCCATGTTCCATCTGATTGTCTCTCAATTCCGCCAATATCATCTATCCAAACAAAATCATTATCTATTTTTTCAGCTCCACGTGAATTCTGTCCATCAAGATATGCTAATTGCATTAATCTTACAATTGTTGCTAGTTGATCGACTGTAAGCTGTTCAATTAATCCTGCTTTATCAAGCGCTTCAATATGTGGCCAACGTCCAGAAGGTACAAACATTAATAGTTCTGGATGCTCAAAAACAAGTGTATTCTTTGATATTTCCTCTTCATATTTCATTTTATCTCCTCGATCAACTCCCATGCCTCGGAAAACTCCTCGTCGGCGAACAATTCTACAAGTCCCCCAATTTGCTTTAATCTTAGAACTTCATCAGGTTCCATTCCAAGCTCTTTCCCAATTTTCTTATCCGTCCAATTCCGTTTTGATAATTCAATTACGATATCTGACATTGCAGCAACTTGATGTCTTCCCCTTGCTCGATTGTGTCTAATAGTTGACGCAATTCGGTCACTACGATCCGCCCGACCATTATTAATAATCGTACATGGCAAATGTGTCATTCCTATTTTCTTGCCAACCAGAAAGCGATGAAACCCATCTACAACCTCAAATTTGTCTGGCGCAATTTCCCATACTACAACTGGTTGAGTATAACCATCTTCTAATATACTAAGTTCTAATAATTGCATTTCTGGATTCGCAACCTTGTTTGGATTATAATCATTTGATTGAATCTTCTCAATCTCAATCCATCGTATTTTAGAAACCGGATGATTTATTATCCAGGTTGTATCTATATCATTAGTCTCCATTCAAGTCTCCTGCGTTTCATTAACTTCTTATATTTCTCATAAGCTCCAGATTTATGCTGCGAAAATGATAATCCCTTACACCAATAGTCGTTTCTCAGCAATGCTTTACATATTCTTTTCCAGCTTGGTCCAGTTTTATCCAATTTTCCATCATCTGGTATACCAATTGGATAACCTCGCTCTTCATACCATTTCAAAAATACGGCTATTTTATTCTTGTAATGCTCGCTTAAGTTTTTTGGCATTGTATCCAATAGAAGCATAGAAAAACTTTGCCAGGTATGGCCTTCTGGCAAAGAAATTATATTATTTCCCAAAATATTACCTATTTCCTGCGCATAGAGCGCTCCCTGATTTGCGCCATTCACGCGTGCTACCACTTTTCCCCACGTTTCTGGCTCAATGATCTGGAATAAATATAATCCCTTGCGTTGATCATCTCCATAAGGTTGACAAATACGCATTTGGTGTAATGTTAAACCAGCCTGATACATTCGATCATAAAGTTTATTGTATGGTAAATCTTGGTTACGACCTTGATATATCCAATCATCCTTTGCAGTCCAGTCATAAATCGGATAAATATTATAGATAGCATCTCCCGTCCATGTCGTCCATTGCTTATCCTCGAATCTTTGTTTCTTCTGAGATGCAATTGTGCGCCATCGATTTAGGCTTTCCCGTGTTCTTATCCCTACAAAACAAGCAGTTAAATTATCCTGCCCATACCAATATCCGAATTCCGGCACAAAATCCTCGAACTCCATTGCATATTTATAAAATGGGAAATACTTTTGATCTGTAATAGCAATATTTGGCGAATTGCGTACCCAGGATGTTTCTTTTTCTGGATCCCAGCAAACCCAATGATGCTGGTATTGACTAACAGAATTACGCAAATGAATTGGTAATGCAACCCAATAAGGATCGATGAAATCAGCATATAAATTAAAACAATCTTGTATGTGTTCAATAGTTAATTTATATTGTGCTTCGAAATCGATAAACAACAAACCTATACGTCTATTCCGTTTGATTACTTCTTTCATAACTAAATGTAACATCACCGTAGAATCTTTTCCTCCTGAAAAGGATAAATAGATTTTCGGAAAATTATCAAATACAAATTCTACACGCTGCTCGGCAGCCTTTAAAACGTTTATTCCAAGATATTTTTTATCCATTGTTCTACATATTCCTCATCTACTTGCTTAATCTCTCCTTTATCTGTCACAATGCAAAAATACCTCTCTCGCCTTTTCCAAGACGATGGAGAAGATACTTCATAAAGATAACCACTTTCCAATGTATACCAAAGATATATACCCCTAGAGCCTTTGCTATTAGTTTTTCTATAATCTTTCCTACCCTTTAGAAACTCGCGCTCATAATGATATTTTGAATCATAACCTGTAATCTTAGCAACCCAGTAATTTCTCTTAGATTTACCAAAAGTCATATCCCCCAATCCAGGCATCATAAAATTTGTCATATCTCGATATAATTGTAATTCCTGATCGACATTGTCGCCAATCGCTTCGATTTTCAATGCAGTTTTCATGACAGAATATTATGACAATAACCACATCTTTTATTGCCACGGATGTCTTCGTAGATATCTGACTTCGACATACTAATAAATTTACCACAATGCGAACAATGAATAGCTACGGGTATTTTAGCTCTTATTGTTTCCCATACAACGCTACGTATATGTTCCAATACATTGCCCCAATTCAACGATTTTGCATCATTTTCAGTCATATGTGGAAAATAATAATAATCTTCAGCCCAACTATCCGAACCCACTTGAGGAAATACAAGAACCGTCATAGGTAAATTTGTTTTTCTAGATTCATAATGCAATAAATAACATGGTTCCGCCGCATAACTACCAATATTAAGTATTACCTGCTTATAATCAATTTCTGATTTTTTAAGCTGATCCAGAAAACTACCATTATCCGTAATAGTCATGTCACTTATACCGCTATATCTTGTGCATCCATAATCATTATTTTCTTTAAACATTTTATGCCTCCAATTGATTCTTTAGTATCCATATTATAACCCAACGATGGGTTTTTGTGAAGGTGCAATTTTCTGTTTGTTATATCATTCTCATTCATCCTCTCCCCACCTCATCCTCCTCCGCTCTAGCCTGCGTCCTCCGCAGGCGCCCCATCTATGCAATCTGTGGTTCCATCTTCATTATCTAGCGACAATACCATTTTGGCTAGCCGCACGTAATGCTCTTCTTCAATCTCGTCTCTAGGACATTGCTGGTTATTCACTATTAGCATTTCTATATATTCATCAAACGTAACTATTTGTACGCTCATAATACTCCTTTCATATTACTCCCTCGAACCTTGCGAAGGTTTTTTCGCCTTCGCAAGATTTATCATATGGCTGCTATCCCTCCACCATCACAATCCATTTATCCCCATTATAAAACGCCGCAGACCAGCCCAATCGATCACCCTCCCCCACCACAAACCATACATTCCCCAACGTATCCGTCTTAGCCCCATAACACCGCATCTGCTCATTAGGATACACACGCCCCGTAATACGCGCCATCGAACTCACAAACGGAAACGACCTCATATTGATCGAATGATTAGTGATATTCTT